TCATGTAGCCAGGCTTCATCAGACGGCTCTTTGATAGCTAACTCATTTATAAGATCAGCTGCCTCCTTATACTGCACCTCGTTAAAGGTTGAGTTCTGTAAGGCAATATCTAACGCCTCTATGTTAGGAGACTTGTTATACTTATCAATGAATTCAGATATAATATCAAAAACTATTCGGTCGGTACCATCGGTAAAGTATTCCCCCTTTACAAAGGGCATTACCTTACGCATATATGCGTCGTTATTAATCAGGTTCCGGAGTATCGTTATTTCTAGTCTGTTCATAAAGGCTGATAGCCTCCTTCAAAATATCATTAATTATAATCTCAATGGTGTTGTTAAACATATCACTTTTGGTATCAATCTCAGCACCCTGAGGTTGATTAATAATATGAAAATCTACATCAACAGTACCATCATCCTTTGCAGAAAATTCTAATGATTTAAATTGAACTATTACACCTGAATACTCACCATCAATAATCTCAACACCCCAATCCTCACCTTCAAACCAGGGCTTATAAGTATCATTCCTCAGCATGCTCATACTCCTTGGTTATATCCTCATTATTAAGAATAGAACCATTAGCTACTTGATATTTCTCTTTTACCCATGTCTGGAATGAGACAGAGGTAAGAATAGGCATCCAGAACTCTTTTGTATCGCACTGTGCTGCCCTAAACTTTTCACTTTCAATCTCTCCTGTCTCTTTACTGACACGAGAATACCAACCGTTAGAAGGTTTAATAACATGCCCAGATTCAAGAGCCATATCCAGTAAGCCAGACCAGCGACTGATACCTCCATCGTGACGAACAGTGATAGGTATCTTAGATTTTTCTCTTACATAACGAGACTTCTCAACGTTAATAATAAAGTTATACCCTACAACCTCAGTACCTTCTTTTTCCTGCTGTCGACCGAGAATAAAAATATTATCGGCAGAATAATAGGAACCAGTACCACCACCTACTACATCCTTTGCATACAATTCCATAGTTTTGTAGGTATGATTAACTACAATCATAGGAATATCTTTAAGAGATAGGTGAGGGGTTACCATACGGAATAGAGATTTAATTTGCTTTGCTCTTGACATATCAGCAACCGATTTACCCTCTAGCGCGTCTTCTACTTCCTTTTTAGACGCAAGATTACCAATAGAATCAACAATAATAATAAGATGGTCCCCACGTTCAACTCCTTCAAGCTGGGTCATTATATCGAACTTTAACTGTTCGATATTAGTTAGAGGGGTATGAATAACCCTCTTTGAATCAATACCAAACGAATCAAAGTAAGTCTGAGGAGTACCAAACTCTGAGTCATAAAAGAGTAAAGCAGCCTCAGGGTACTTATCAAGATAGGACTTAGCCATCAATAAAGAAAAAGCAGTCTTAAAGTGTTTTGACGGTCCCGCCCACATCGTTAGACCAGGAGTCAGGCCCCCATCCAACTTACCCGAAAGGGCAATATTAATTGCTGGTATAGTAGTTGGGATCATATCTTTCTTTTGAAAGAACTTTGAATCAGCTAAGATAGCAGTATCTTTAATAGTAGAGTTCTTTTTAATCTTATCAAGTATCGACATAGTATAGCTCCTTTAATCTCATATTATAATATAGTTTAGGCTTAAGTTCAATAGATTACTGGCACCAGCTTTGCTTGGCATCACCGTAATATTCACGTGCTAGTCCATTTGCAATTAACCCATTACGTACACTCTGACCATTTACAATGATATCACCAAGTACTCTACCACCAAATTTATCCCAAGCATACAGTGTAACTTGTATCTTACCACCCTGGGCAATTAACTGTGTTGTCCATTTACTAGCTAACTGTGCTCTTTGATCTTCTTGTGGGCACTGGGCACGGTGACCTTTTTCTGGTGTATCTACTCCAAAAATTCTTACTGCAAGCTCAGGCTTTAGTGGTGCAGGTAAGAACGGTGCTGCAATAACAATTGTATCTCCATCACTTACCCGTAAGACTTGAGTATCGTAAGTAGCCGAGTTTTTGGGCATCTTTTGGGCGAGTGCAGGCAGAGTAAGTGATGCCGCAATTAATAAAGCTAATAAATTTTTCATCCGAATAATCCTTCTAGGGTTGCTTGTTCTTTTAAACGCCACCCAATACAGCTTAGTAGTGAGTTGAGCGGGTCGAGGAATGACTTTTCAAACATCTTATCATAATCTACGTAGTCATGTATTTTAAATTCTAGAGGCAGTGATTCAGGAAAAGTAATAACATGAGTACCTAATGGATTAGGTTCGCGAAGATATAGGAACTTAATCTTATCACCCTCTTGCACATTCTGATACTTCTTTTCTAGACCCGCTTGCTTGACTAGATGATTATATATTAGTGCCCCTCTTACATGAATAGGGGTACCTTTTCGGAATATAGAATTTGAGTCACTATATTCCTTCAAACCGTTAATGCCTCTAGGGAAGGCAATCTCTTCAGGTCGCAGTTTATGCCATCTTGCCTCTAAGTCAGAAACATACTGTTTAATAGTATCCTCATCCTTAGTCAGAGCAATACTAACTGCCTCCTTCAATGCCTTACGAACAGGGGCTGGGGTAGAAGATCTAACAATCTCCATACCAAGAACTTTTAACTTAGGGGGATCGTAGGATACACCCTCAGAGTTATAAACGTTAACTGCATATCGTTTCTTAGCAATCCAAATGCCTCTATCAGCAATAATCTCTCTTTTAAATTTAATTTTGCTTTGATAGGTATTTAAATACTCTGAAAAAGACTCACATGCTTTATTGATAGTCGGTTCAATCTGTGTGGCACAATACTTATCCAGTACATCTACAATTTCAGGCTTCGACTTATCTTTAAGATTCTTATCAACTAAAGCACCAAGTGTAATATAGGTAGAGTCAGTATCTGAATAAAAAGAATAGCTTTGATCCTTAGTACCGACCTCTGTATTCAAAAATTCGTTTAGCTTATTACCTACAGACCTAATAATTAACTGACCGGTCATAGTAATACCCTCAGCAATACGAGTATCGTACCACCGGAAGTGGACATTACCAAGTGCACCGTAAAGTGAGTTCATCAAAATCTTAGCAGCCATCTGCTTAGAGTTTAAAGTCGCAATTTCATTCAGGTACTTAGGATCTTTAGTCTTTTCATATTTACTTTGAGCATCCAACATAGCCCTTTTAGACGTCTGTCGTAAACCAAAATAAAATTCAATCAGTTCCGGTAGTACCCCTTTTTTGTCTTTCCTAAAGCACTGACCATTAGCGGCCATAGCATAGTCATTTTCTACCAGAGGCTCAGTCTTTAAGTCTCTATCAATAAGACGCTGAATAGACTTTTCATCATCCGATAAAAACTTTGCTCCATCCACTAACGTTTCAGGAGACATATTCCATGACATAATAATGGAAGGATAAAGAGAGGTAGCATCAAAGGATACTACCCAGTCGTATCGCCCTGCAGTCGGTTCCTTAACATACGCACCAATAATTTGTCTGTCAGCAGACTCATCCACAGAAGGAGGATTATGAACTATAATATTTTGCTTATGTAGGTGATTATATAAAATACAATCCCACGTTCTTACCGATGAGTGTATGTCCAGGAAGTTACACTTAGCATCATACGCCATAGTACATATGAGTACGATAAGCTTCATCTTATCTTCTAAACTATCCACCAGAACTACGTCATGAATATTATAGTCTACAAAGAGTTCCCAGTCCTTGGTATAGAACTCTTTAAACGATCCATAGTCGTGCTTTATTTTTTCGTCGTTTAGTTCTTCTTTAGCAATATTATCCAGCTTATAAGACTCTTGTACTTTGAAAGAAAACTTCTTATACAGATCAAGATAATCGATAATTGCAGTACCGGTCCATGAGAATGCTAATTGCGTTCTACCTCTTGCAAACGGTACTTCTCTAGAAGTAATAACTCCATGGGGTGAACACTCCTGGAGTGCTCTATCACCCAGTACACGCTGTATGCGAGATGAGAGATATGCGATATCAAATAACTGAACGTTCCAACCGGTAATAATATCGGGATAGTCACTCTTAATAAATTTAATAAATCGACGGAGTAAATCCATCTCATCGTCACATTTAATATAGGTAACGTTATCCTTTTTCGGTAGGTAAGGCTTACAACCAAAAGAAGTAATCTCCTTTGTATTGTAGTTCTGAATAGTAATTAGTAAGACATCTTCTTGAGCTTCCCTTGGATCAGGGAAACCATACTCAGTAGACGTTTCAATATCGATAGTCAGTATTCGCATCAACGACATATCGAACTGAATCGTGTCGGGGAATACTTTAGTTATGAACTGATAAGCAAGGTTGATATTTCCGTAGATAGGAAAATTGGATACGTCTTTGTACCTATCAAGAAAAACCTTAGATTCATTTATAGAACCAAAGACTTTCTTTTCCAGCGGCTCACCTAGAAGAGACTTGTAGGGGGAGTCTTTATTACCGGTTCGAACATAGAACGTAGGTTGAAACGGTATTTTTTCACTTACGCGCTTACCATCTTTGAAGCCGCGAAAGTAAATATAATTACCACGTTTAAAAACATCAGTATAAAATAGCATATGTCAATTATAACCTAGAACTATGTTACTAGGCAATGGATTTGGAATGGTTGCGGGAGGTGGAGTCGCACCACCGACCTCTGGATTATGAGTCCAGCGCTCTTCTACTGAGCTACCCCGCGATAACTTTTTATCTGCCCCCAACCCAGGGCAACTTACCTTTGTACTTTTCAGTAATTTTTTTATTTCCTTCGACAAAGAAATCTCCTGTAACTGATCCTTCATTACCACCCAAACGATAGCATAGTGTATGCTTACCGGTACTTGTATAATTTTGATGCTTGAGACTCTCTTTTACTATTGTGTAAAATCTTCTATCAGCACCCCATCCCCAGTCCCACGTATGACCTATCTTACGAATAAAGTCGGTCTTAAAACAGTATGAACTTGAATCAATTAAAAAAGCTTCATCGTTAACCCAAACTGGCCACCTACCCAGTGACTCACAGTTGTCATCACATATATAGGTTTTATCTTTATCATAAATTTTTCTAAGAGAGTATGCCCAATCTAAATTGAACATCTTTATTTCGTTGACTAAGGTTTCAACATGAGTTGGTTCAAACCAATTATCTTGATCAAGAAATAAAACTACATCGTGATTAACCAAGTGACTGAATGCGGCCATAATCCTATGGCCATAAAAACCGTCACCACCGGTATTGTATGGAAGATAACAAACCTGAGCCCCTGAGCCCTCACAAACCTTATTTACTATATAATCGGTTTGTACTTTAAATTTTTCCCCATCACATACAACCAAATGATCAACATCTGTATATGTTTGCGAACTAACAGATTTTATAGCATCTTCAAGTTCAGGGGCCCCTGTAGTAGGGGTAATAACTAAAGCTCTCAATCCCAAAGCCCTCTGTAATACTTACCAAATAAAATTAACCCTTTACTGATACGATCATTGTGCTTGGTATAACCTTCGCTATCAAATTCACTCGTATCGTTAGGGCCCTTATCCCAACTGTACATAGTAGGCTTACCGTTTTCATCCCAAGCACATGGTGTGCTTACTCTATCAAATTCACCCG